CATCCTCATTTCATTTTATTATACGGGCGCTTCTTGTCTATTATGGACAGTCCCTTCCCAATTATTATATGATAGTTGTATGGTTAATTCTGTTAAACCACCTTGTTCGTTTGTAAACTCTATTGCATTTACAAGAGTAGGAAATGCATCTATAAGTTTACAAGTATAGATAACATGACCATTTTGATCGAACTGTGATATCATAACATCTCGAGTGTAACCCGAACCGGGAGATGATCCATACTTATATTCTAATTCATATGTATCAAAATCTACAGACAATCCAGACCAATAATCAAAATATCTTTTTGCTTCATAAGCATTTGTAAGCATGAAGTTCATTGTTACATCATCTATTAAAAATCCATTTGCTACCTTTTCAGCTTTCGGTATACCTATTACTCTTTCATTTACGCTTATAGATCGTCCTGGCATTGTAACACTTTTACACATAAAATTTAATTGATTAGCACTAATATCGGGCAAGGCGGTAAAAGTCGGAAACCTAACTTTAAAAAGATTATTTCTTGCTAAACCTTCTTTTAAAGATGCTCTAAAATCTTCTACTCTCATTAGATCATATTCCTTGATGCTTTATATACTGCAGCACCACTTGATTTATTCCAAGATGCTGTAGGAAGGAAGGTTGCAATCTCCCATTCTGGCGAATCCACTTTTGCAAATCTACTTCTCACATTTGAATTTAAATAGTGCTTTACACATGGTTTAAAATATCTTAAATTGGAAGCACTTTTAAGTTGTCTATATCTTATATTAAATTTAGTAGATTCATCAAATTTTTTATTATTTGTTGTATCCATAAGACCGTCAAGAAGTTTTGCTCTTAAAACTGGCGGCAAATAATGTAAATTTAAACCTAGAAAACCTTTTTCTGCAGGACCGATTGGTATTACTAGAGGAAATCCATCATAATATGGTAACGTGTCTTTATGTTTTGGATCATAGAAAAACATATACATATTACCAATAACAGCTCTATTTTCAAGAGACAGTTCTTCATCTCTCAATAGAGTATTCCTATTGATTCTGCGCATTGCTCCACCACGTAAAGCACCGATTCTTTTTCTAAACCAATCTCTCGATTCTTGTGTCCGAGGGTTAATACCTGCTCTAAACGCTTCGATCTCAAGATTCTGAAATATACTTGCCATTGTAGTATTTATAATGATTTTTTAATTTTTTTCATCTTCGGAAGACTCTTCATTTTAGACTGCTTTGGCATTATTCCCATACTCTGTAATGTTTTTTCTGTCCAAATTTGGAACTCCCAGTTTCTGTCATCTGCAAAGTTTTTAGCTGCTTTCCATTTATTCATATTTTTAACATATGTCATACCTTCATTAATGTATCTTTTAGTTTTTCTTCCTGGAAACTTTGGAGGGACCGTTTGACTATCTGGTTTAATTTCCACAATAATAGTCTTACCATCTTTAAATGTTATCTTTAGATCAACAAAGTATCTATGATATTTTTTATCAACTTCATAGAAGTATGGGACTACAACTTCTTCAGAAGCCCAAGTTTTTATTGAAGGATTATTATCACACCATTTAAAACAATGTCTTTCCCACATTGATCTATAAATTATATTATCTGGATCACCACGATATTTTGACCGGTGTTTTACTTTGTATTTTCCTTGGTATGTTTTCATAATACTTTCATTTTAATTATATAAATAAGAATAAGATAATTCTATTTATTAGGAATAATTTGGATGGACAATAATAAACATAAAACACATATGTTCCCTATTGAAAATAGAGATAAGTATAAGGCATATATTAAATTTACGCCGATTATTAAAAACGGACCTACTTATCAGAGTAGAGTAAATATACCTCAGACAGAAGCGCAATCTTCTAGCGATACCGCTAAGAGTTTTTTAGAAAATGCATTTAATCAATTCGGAAACTCGGCAATTTCTGCTTCTACCGAAAGGAGAGGTGATGAGTCTGTCGCTTTATATATGCCCACACCAGTTACTATTCAGGATGGAGTTAGTATAGAACCAGCAAGTCTTGGCATTTTAGGAGAGGGTGCTTCAAGGTCAATGGATGCTGGAAGCGGGATTGTTGCAGCTGTAGGTGCAGCCCTTCAAGATGGTATGGGAAGTTTAATTGAAACACTAAAAGGAAATGTATCCGGCGATGCTGCATCTCTTGGTGCTAGTAGATTGGCTGCGGGATTACCAGGCCCGGGTACCGATGCGGTTAGAGGATCGTTAAGAGTAACTCCTAATCCGAACACTAGAATGATGTTTAGATCCGTAAATATACGAGAGTTTTCCTTTGACTTTAAGATGGTCCCAACAAGTAAAAGAGAGCAAGAAGAGATTAAAAATATTGTTTCATTCTTTAGGATAAATCTTTATCCAGAAGTTATTAAACTAGAGGGCACTGGTGGTAATAGTATAGATGCTGGTTATAAGTTTCCCAATTTATTTGAAATTAAACTAATGTATGAGGGAAAAGATTTATCTAAAGATAATCCTAATTTAAGTTTTAAGCATATGTACCTTAAAGCATTTACTGCATCATATAATTCCACTGGTGGTTTTTATAAAGATGGAGAATTTAATGAAGTTTCAATACAAGTATCATTTGCCGAAGAATTTACTTTAAATAAAGATGATGCTAAACTTGGAATGGCTAAGAAAGCAACAGCAGCAGCTAGAACAGAAGCGGTATTGGCTGATAGAGCCCGCGGAATTGAAAGAGGGTTTTAATAATGACATTTTTTGCAGGATTTCCAGAAGTTATATACAAATATGGTAATGAGAAAGAATTTAATCTTGCTCAAAATCTTTCCGTATATGTTGATATAATTGATAGATTTAAAGATAACTCATCAATGTACACTTTTTATAATCTATATGATGGAGAAAGACCAGATCAAGTTTCTCAAATGTTATACGGTACTACAGATTATTATTGGACATTCTTTTTACTTAATGATAATTTAAAGACAAAAGGTTGGCCACTATCAAGTAAAAGTTTAGATCAATATGTTAAAAATAAATATAACAACACTACTCTTACAACTCGTGATTATTTTTATGATAAATTTAAAGTAGGTGATTCTATTACTGGGCAAGAATCTACTGCAGTTGGTAAGGTGATATCAACTAATTCAAATCTAGGAACTATTACAGTTCAATCAACTCCAACTTTTATTTTAGGTGAAACTATACAATTAGTTGGAGATCCTAATAAAACTGTTACACTACACTCAACTAGTGCAGAATATAATGCAGTAAGATATTATAAATCTGGTAATGATATCGTTGATATAGATCCTACAGTAGGCCCTGGTGCGTCTTTAGTTGAAGTGACAAATCTTGAATATTATCAAGAACAAAATAGTGAAAATTTTACTATAAAAGTATTTAAACCAGAAACAGTTTCTAGTGTCTTTGCTGCATATAAGAGTGCTCTCCGAGAGAATATCTGATGGTCGAACAATCAAATCACGAGATTAATGCTGAATTTCTTATTAGAAAAATTATAATTGAAAAACAGTCTTTAAATACAGAATTTAATATAACTTCTGTTATTAATGAAGTTAACATATATGAGCATGTTGATAAGCCATATTTAACTGGACAAGTTGTATTTGCTGATACAAATAGAATTTTAGAAACAGCAGAAATCAGTGGAACCGAATTAGTTACTATAGAAATATCAAGTACGCTAGATGATTCTGAATTTACTATCATGAAAAAATTTATTATAAGTGAAATAGTACAAAGCGTAAAATCAAATGATAATACTGAATTAGTTGGTATTAGTTTAATAGAGGATATAGGATATTACTCAAGGTTGATGCGTGTTCAAAAACCCTATAGTGGTGTACCAAGCTCTATTATTAATAATATATTAAGCGAATACTTAGGAAGATCAGTTGCGCAGATTGGTGGAAGTGAACACATTGATGGTAATATGAAAGTATTAATTCCAAATATGGAACCAATTCAAGCAGCTAATTGGATAAAAGACCGAGCATCTTCGGCAACTGGTCTCCCATATTTTTTATTCTCTACAATATGTGATGATCAATTAAGATTTTTAGATTTAGAAAAAATATTAAATTTAACACCACTTAATCAAAGCACATACGACTATACTTTTTCACAATCAATTGGTTCTGGATTTAAGACTCGAGATCCTAGACAGTTCTATGCAATAAGAAATTTTAAATATACAAATATTGAAGATCAATTAATGATGGCAAGAAAAGGTTTTACTGGATCAACTTATAATTTTATTGACACAATAAAAAATAAATCTTATACTTCAAGAATTAATGCTCAAGAAGTATTTGGTGGCATTCCATATTCACCTAGACAAAATCTTCCAATTTATGATGGAATAACAGCATTTCCTGGAGGTGCTATGCATAATTATGATACAAGTGAAATTAGTCAGATGGCTCCATCAAAAACTTTTGAGGACGGTTCTTTTAATTATTATGAAGCCTCTGGAACGTCATCACACATGTTTAAAGCAAAGTCAAAATCTCTTAGACATTTCTTACATAAATCTTCAATAGATATATCAGTACCAGGTAAAAACTTCTTACATAGAGGCATAAATAAATCTGTAGGCAATTTAATTAATATATCATTTAATTCTAATATGGCAGATACTTCAAATTCTAGCCCAGATAATAATTTGGATAAGAAAAAAAGTGGAGCATATATGATATATGCTACAAGACATGTATTTCAAGAAAACATTTATAATGCTGTAATCTCTTGTGCTAAATTAGGATATAAACCTAGATCAGCTGGAGGGTTTACGTGAGAAATAATAATTTAAAAACTTTACAGGGTGATTATTATGGTGACTATTTTAGATGGTTTATAGGTATAGTTGTCAATAATAAAGATCCCCTTAAACTTGGTAGAGTAAAAGTACGAATAAGAGGTATTCATTCTCCTAGTGTTGCACAAACTTCGACAAATGATTTACCTTGGGCTCAAGTTATAGTTCCATCAACTGAAGGAGGTATATCAGGAATAGGGAAAATGCCTCAGCTTCAACAGGGTTCTCAAGTAATTGGTTTTTTTATAGATGGTTCTAGTTCTCAGCTACCAATGGTTATGGGATCTGTACACCACTTTGAAAGAAAGAAAAATGCCACGGGTAATAATAAAGAAGAAACTCCTTTAGACGGAGAAGAACCTAGTGATGTTCAAGATGGTGAGGGCAACGATGGCCGTAAGATTGATTCTCAAGATTTACCAGGTGGCTCAAATGGTGAGAAAATATTTAACTATTTAAAGAAACAAGGATTGACTGACGAACAAGCTGCTGGTGTTATAGGCAATTTAACAGCGGAATCAAATTTAGATCCTAATGCACTTAATCCGAACGATGTTGGTAAACCAGCTTTCGGGCTTGCACAATGGAGAGGTTCGAGATATGAGGATCTTATAGAATTTTCTAATAGTAATGGTTTAGATCATACAACTCTTGAAGCACAGCTACCTTTCATGATGCACGAATTAGAATCACAGTCTTGGTTAGGTTACGGTGCATTACAAAATGCAACAACAGTTTCTGATGCAACAAGAGTATTTGAAACAAAGTTTGAAAGACCTAGACCTGGAACATTTGGCAAAAGATATAACTTTGCTCAAATAGCATACGATTTATACAGTAGTTCTTGATGGAGTTTATTTTATGTCTTTATTAAAAAATTCAATTAGCCCAGACGGTTTTAGTTCCATTTTAGGTGGAGTAAAAGAACAGACAAACATTTCTGAAGTTTCTGAAACTATTTCCAACTTAGGTGTTTCTAATCAATCTACATTAAGTAGTGTAGTAGCCAAAAATGCAAATACTACAGTTGCTAATATTGAATCCTTAACTTCTTTAAGTGATACATCTGACCTTAATTCAATACCAGATATTGGTCCAGTGAGATTAAAAAATCCTATTGAGGGATTTTTCTCGGCATTTACTAGCACACCAACAAATAGTAGAGCCCTGCAAGCTATAACTGGTAAAGCTCCAGTATTAGGAAATTTAAAATCTCACGTAATTGCATCATCGCCATTTTCTATTTTTAGTACAATAGGTAATATTAGTGGTATTGATCCAAATGATTCATTAATAGGTCAACTTACAACCGCAGCTGCAGATACGGTTATTTCAAATATTAAAGATACAACAAGAGAAAGTTCATTTGCAAATTCTCTTGCTTCCGCAACTATATCCAGACTTAGCTCTACTAATAATTTCGAAGGCGGTATATTAACCAATTTACTCTTATTGGGAACCGATGTTTTAAGAAATGAGCTTGTGTCGAGTACTGATGGTTTATTAAAAGACTCCGTTTTAAATCAAGCTATGCAAGAAATAGTTTTAGGTAGAAAAGAAAATGCTGTTAATATTATACAAAGAGGATTAGAAAGTTTACCTAATCAGCCTTCTAATATAGATAATATTCTTAAGAGTGTTTATAGCATAAATCCTTCAATATCTAATGTTGTAGCTAGTAGAGGTTCTGAATTTACTCAATTAAAACCAGCAACTACTAAAGTAGAAAGATTAAATTCAAACGAACAGAATTTTCCAATTTCTTCTACAGTAGATAAAGGTGTTCCAAGTTCTTATGATTTTAAGTTTGTTGATAGCTTAGAGGAACTTATTGCTGATTTTAGAGGAACCAATAGAGAAATTACCGAAACTGTTGTACACTGGACCGCACATTATATGGACCAAGGGCATGTTGGTTCGGAAGAATTGCATAACATAGCAATAAATAGAGGATTTTCAGGATGCTCATACCATTATATTATTAAAAGAGATGGGTCACTTCAAAGAGGAAGACCGTTGAACCGGATCGGGGCACACGCAAAAGCTAATGGTCATAATAAGTATAGTATAGGTGTTTCAATGGTAGGTGGATATAATTGTAATAGTGGTAATCCACGCTATAATAAATTTATTAGTGCCGAGTCTATCACATCAGAACAATGGAATACTTTAGATCAGTTTCTTAAAGCTTTTTATGTTGTATGGCCTGGTGGACAAGTTTGGGGTCATAACGATACTGATCCAGAGTCAAAGGTTGATCCTGGAATTGATATGCAAGAATATGTGCAAAATAAATTTAAGAAGAAAAATAAATCCGCATCAGGAACTCTTCCGCCCTTGTCTCCTTCCGAACTTGTGGGAGCAAGTAATACTAAAGCTGTTCCCGAACAATCCGCTGTGAATACTGTAACTTCTGAACCTACACAAAATTCGGAAATAAATAATAGCACATCTTATAATATTAATACTAGAGATTTTGTTTCTATAAAATCGGCAGCTGAAAGAAATGGTCTTTCCGAATTAGTAAAACTTCCAGAATGGCCATTATCAGAAATTTTAAATGCAGCAAAAAGCGGAAAGTATCCAGTAGGTACAACATTTAATATTTTTGATGCAGATGGGATAAACTCATTTCATGTAGATAAGTGGCAAGTATGGGAAAGTTCTTATGGAACTAAAACTTTAGTAGAAATTACCGATCAAGATGCTGTTGCTAGATTAAACAGAATGGCAACAAATGGCAGATACACATGGATAACAGGATAAATCATGGTTACCGAAAATGATAATATAGAAGAAAGAATTGCAACCGACGGGAAAGCTCAGGTTAATAATGAAGGTGTGCCTACAGACGGATTTGTTGACCCAGACGGAAAATATCCTAAAGATGAATATGTTGGCGAACCATCAGTTAATAAGGGATCACGTGGAACAAAAGTTCATAATTTAAAAATTAAAAATGGTTCCATAGGCTGTGAGACAACTTTAGTAAAACAACCAAAAGCGATATATCCCTTAAATCAAGTGAACGAGTCAACATCTGGTCATATAATTGAAATTAATGATACTCCTGGCGGAGAAAGAATACTTATTAAACATAAAGATGGTGCAGGTGTTGAAATAAAACCCGATGGTACTATTATTGTCAATAGTTTAGGTAATAGAGTTGATTTAGTATCTGAAAATCATACTATGGCTGTAGAAGGTAATGGTTGTATTACATATTACGGCAATTTAAATCTTACTGTTCAGGGTGATTATAATTTAGATGTGAAGGGTGATTATAATGTAAAAGTTGGCGGGAATAATATATTAAATGTTATAGGCAATTATCGTAAAAATATTGTCGGACTGTTTAATGAAGTAATACAGAAAACAAAAACATCTACTGTACTACAAAAAGTTGCTAATACATATTTAAGTGGATTTGGTACTTACACAAAAGGCACATTTAATAATGAAGTAGATGGTACTGCAGAATATTCACATAGTGGTAATACATATATAACTTCTGAATCTGAAATCAGTATGTCTTCACCAAATGTAAATATTGCCGCTTCAGATATTTCAGTATTCGGAGATGATGGAACTATTGGTGGCGACAATGTAACAATGTTTTCACAAAATAGTTATGTAGGTAGAACTTTGCATGCAAGTGAAGTCGAAGCAAAGAAAACTATGAAAGCAAAAGTATTTCACGGCAGTTTAAATGGTACAGCAAAAGGTGCACTGAAAGCTGGTACTGCTGCCCTAGGAGCGTCACACAGTGGATCTGTAGATACTACTGCACATAGTAAAGAAGATCCTGTAGCACAAGGTAAAAAATTTAAACCAACTTCAACCATTGTCAATGCATTTCTATTCAATGAAGATAGAGGTGTAAGAGAAATTAGAATTGACAGAGATGGTGGAATATTAGATGGCATTAATCAAACTAAAAATTCTGGTGGTATAACAGATAAAAAATTAGATACTGGAGAAGTAAGATCAAAGTTGAAAGAAACTTCTAATCTAAAAAATAATAAATTTTTGGAAAGCCAGGTTGCAAATGAATCACTTAATTCTGAATTTGCTTCTGTGGCACCAGAAAAAATTGGCAGAATAAAAGGTATAAATCAAACAGCAAGAACTGGCTATACACCAATAGGTTCAAGAAGGGAAGAAGCCCTAAGTAAAAAATATACACTTAGAGAGTCTTCATCTCGTGGAGTAGAAAGAACTATACCCGTTGATTCTAAGTATGATCCTAATAAACAAAGTGATATTACTATGGGAACTAATCTTGGAAGTGGTATTCCTATTTCTAAGTTTATAGCTGGAGCTAAAGACCCCATAAATTTAAATCATACAACTAGCGCAGAACAAAGAAAAAATATAGCAAGGAATTTATATCCTCAGTCTGAGATAATTAATTTATTTTATCAGCTTGATCAATTTCAAGGGTATAATTTAGTAGTTGTTGAAGGCTTATATAAACCCGGACCTGAAGAAACTTTGACTCCCGGAGGTATTAAAGAATCCGCTAAAGATGGCAAGTTTGTTGTATATGAAGTCTATGACTCATTTACTGGTCAAATTTCTAATAGTAAATCTTTTGATTTTGCTGTATATTTAAAAGATAATACTAATTATGAAAATTTAATTATGTACTACGATAATTATAACACTGATGGATCTTTACACTCTCAGGTAGGTGTTGGTATGCCGACCATACCAGAAAATTATACTGCATTTTTTAATAAAAATATTAAAACAGTTTATAACGGTACATTACAGACAACAACAGACTTAATCGAAGTATTACCTTAAAAACATTATAAATAATACAATAAAATAAGAGAAAAATATGCCATCAAGATCATTATCAATTGAAGATAGAAAATTAGATGCTGGAGTAAAAATAGTTGCTTCAAGCAGTAGGATATATTCGGATATTGATTTAGCATTTAAAAAGAAAAAGAATGGTGATATATTTAAAAAGACTGACGCTAATGCGGTAAAACAAGCTGTTAAGAATTTAATTCTTACAAATCACTATGAAAAACCTTTTGTACCTTTCTTTGGTGGAAGTATTAGAGATATGCTGTTTGAACTTGGTGATCAGTTTTTAGATTTTGAAGTAGAACAAAGAATAAAATTAGCAATAGAAAATTATGAACCAAGAGCTGAAGTAATAGACGTATCCACTTCATATAGAGACTATGCAAATTCTCTTGACGTATCAATAACTTTTGTTATATTAAGTACAAATGAAACAATTACACTAGAAACAGAAATTTCGAGGTTGAGATAATGGCCACAAATATTACATCAACAGCTTTAGATTTTGATGCTATAAGAAATAGTTTAAAAACTTATTTTGCACAGCAACCAGAATTTTCTGACTATAACTTTGAAGCATCTGGCTTATCTAATGTATTAGATGTTTTAGCTTACAATACACACTTTAATGGGCTTACCGCAAACTTTGCAACTAATGAAGCATTTTTAAATACTGCGCAATTAAGATCATCAGTTGTATCACATGCCGAGGCTCTTGGTTATAGACCAAGATCAAGAACCCCATCATCTTCTTCACTCACGCTATATGTTAATCTTTCCGGCGTTGCAAATCGGCCATCTTCAATAACTCTAACTTCTGAGTGGGTATTTAATGCATCTAATGAGTCTGAAACTTTTCAATTTATAACAGATAAAAATTATAGCGCACAAGATGATGGAAATGGATTATATAGATTTTATGATGCAAATGGGAATTCGGATATTAAAGTTTTTCAAGGCGAGTTTAAAACAAAAACTTTTATTGTTGATGATACAGCAGAAAATCAAATATACGTTATACCAGATGAATCTCTTGATACCGGAAAAATAACAGTAAATGTTTATGATACACCAACATCTACAAAATTTACTTCATATTATTTCTTAGATACTGCACTTACTGTGGACTCAACTACTGCATTCTTTGATATAAAAGAATCGCCAAACGGATACTATGAGATTAATTTTGGTGATGGTAAGAGTTTCGGTAAATCTCCTGCAGTTGGCAGTAAAGTTGTAGTCAGATATTTTTCTTCAAGAGGAACTGATGCAAATGGATGTACTGGTTTTAAAAGCGCAAATAGTTTTGTTTTAAATGATGTAAACTATCCTGTTAATATTCAAATACAAAAATCTTCTACAGAAGGTTATGAAAAAGAAACAATAGAATCAATTCGTAAATTAGCACCACTTCAATTTGCAGCTCAGAAAAGATTAGTAACATCTGCAGATTACAGAGCAATGATTTTATCTAACTTCCCTGTTATAAAAGATGTTGCAGTATGGGGCGGAGAAGATAATGTCCCTATTGATTATGGTAAGGTGTATATTAGTCTTCAATATCAAGATGGAACATCAGATGCAGTAAAAACTGCAACACAAAATAGCATTGAAACTAACTTTACTAATCAACTTTCTGTTATGTCAATTTCAAATAAATATGTAACTCCTGAAGAAACATATTTAGAAATAACGGGTAATTTTAATTATGATCCTAGTTTAACTAATGATACAGGTTCTGCTATCCAAACAACTATTACAAATTTTCTACAAGAATATTTTACAAATACTTTAAATAGTTTTAATTCATCTTTTAGTAGATCAGAAGTATTAACCGAAGTAAGTGATTTAAATAGAGCCATACTTTCGGCAAAGATGGATCTTAAGGTTCAGCAAAGAGTAGATATAACTGTTGGTTCTCCTAAAAATTATAATATATATTTTCCAGTAATGTTAATTCCTGCTGAAGCGCAAGACTATAGTATTGAATCTTCAATGTTTACTTATGGTGATGATGCAGTTCGTTGTACGGTTAAAAATAAATTAAACTCAAATATATTACAGGTTGTATCAACTACGGGATCTATAATTGTAGAAGATATTGGAAGTTATAATTATCAAAAAGGTAGTGTAAATCTTAACGGTTTTACTCCAGTCTCAATATCGACTGGAACTACATATATTACATTTAGTTCAACTCCTCTTGATCAGAGTATGATTTCTCCTCTTAGAAATTATGTACTAAGATTGGATACTGCAAAATTAAGAATGCAGCCACTAAAGAATGAACAAGATACAAAGGTAGCGTTGTAATACAATGTCTGAAGATAGAAATAATTTATCACTTAGAGCAGACTATGTAAGGGATATTCTCCCGGAGTATTTTACTGCAGATTATCCTAATCTTATTCAGTTTTTAGAAACTTACTATGATGCTTTAGATAGTGATGGAAATTTCGGTAATACTATAAAAGACTTATATGAAATAAGAGATATAGGAAAAACAGATTTAAAATATCTTGATAATTTATTTGGCGAAATAGGTCTCAGTTTATCTTCGGAGTTTGTTTCTAACCCAAGAGAAATATTAAAAAATTTAGCCAAGTTTTTTAGAGTAAAAGGTTCTCTTTATTCTGCCGAAGGTTTCTTTAGAGGATTTTTTGATGCATCAGCAGAAGTTGAATATCCAAAAGATAAAATTTTTACATTAGATGATCCATTATCAATACTCGGATCTAAATCATCTAAGAAAATGCAAGATGGTAGATTACATCAGGTATTATCTCATCTTATAAAGACCACAGTACCATTAAAAGACTGGGAACAATTATATAAAAAGTTTGTACATCCAGCAGGATTTTATTTACATGCTGAAGCACAGCTTTATACTAATCCAACATATAAGCCTGTTGGTGTTCTTTCAGATGCAACTCCTTTAAATTTAAGAGTTGAAACTGATAGTGCTTTACCGAAGTTGGCTATAGATACTCGTATTATTAGTAAAACTGATATGGGAAATAGTGACATCCTTATTATGGATGGCCATAAAGAATATGTTTGTGGATCAAATACTAGAAGATTTCAATATGCAAATATACTAGACTATGCTGATAGTGAAGGGTGGTTTATTGAAGATAGTTATGGTAGAGCATTAGAAGGTCCGGGTCTTTCTGTTAAAAATTCTGTAGATGCTGGATTGTATAGTAATAAAGAAATACATGTTGCTGCTATTGATTTATCACCAACATTAAAAAGTGAAGATATTAAATATCAGCCAAGCCTTACGGAAGTACCAGGGGAGCCATATACTATATTTGAAGCTTCTCCGGCAACAATTAAAACATTAAATACACAAACACCAACTACATCATCAACTTTAATTCAAATAAATGTTCCTTCAGAATTAAATAAAACTCTTGAACAAATTACAAGAGGCGATAGTAAAACATATATTTCAAGAATGTATTTAACAGGCAATTATTCTTCCACAAAGCTTGATATAGCTTTGCCTGGTTTAGGAGATTCTTTTGGTGGGGATTATTTCTGCATCGGTGGCGATTCGGATGCTGCTAATCATTCTACTGCAGTTGTATCAGCCTCAGCTCCAGTATTAAGAGTTGATGATATTCTTGATTCATATGGTATGTTAGATATAAACATTAAAAAGACTGGATCCGGTTCTATTAGTGTAAAATTTAATCTTTCACATAAATTTAACAGTATATATGAGTGGATTAAGTATGATTCTAATGCAGTTTTTGATATAAATAGTTTTAATTATGGTGACAACCAAAGTATGAGAAATGTGACTATTCAAGAATTAAGAAACAAGAATATGTTATATTTAAAAGACGCAATAATTTAATAGGTAGAGCATGTCGACAATTGTAACACAAAACTTTAAGAAGGAACTCATGATTGGGACCATTCGTAGTATTAATAATACTACAGAGAACTATTATATTGGCGTGTCTCGATCTAATCCATGGAATGCTGTAGATTCAGCACCAACAGCTAAAGATAATATTAGGATTCAAAACGAATTCCGAAACGGTCTTCAATCTATTCATAGAGTTGCAGCTGCTGCATTAGTTGTTCCTCGTAAATCTTGGACTACTGGATCCACATATGTTGCATATGACGACAAAAAAGATTTATCTGACTACGGTTCAGACTTTTTCTATGTTGCAAATAATAATCATGATGTTTATATTTGTTTAAGACAGGGAACAGATGCAACTGGCTCAGCGGTAGCTTCGACGGTTCAACCTACAGGTTCTAATAATGATCCATTTGAAACATCTGATGGATATGTTTGGAAATTTCTTTATACTATTAGTGCATTAGATGCTACTTTATTCATGACTAACGATCATATGCCTATTGATCGTATTTTAGCCACAGATTCAAATTCTACTGGTAATGAAATAAAACAGTATGAAGTTCAGAGTGCTGCAAAGCCCGGGATGATCACAGCATTTGAAGTAACTGCGGCTGGAACTAATTATAGTAACCCATCAATTAATATCAATGGTGTCAATTATCCTGATCTTGTAGATTTTACGTTAAATTCTGGCGCTATTGTAAAAGCGGAATATAATCCTGATTCCTCAGGTACCACTTTAAACTATGTTCACGGATTAAGAGGAGCACAAATAACTCTTACTGATTCTAATGGAACAAATGGTGAAGTGAGAGCTGTTATGTCCAGTGGATTAGGTATTGGTGGAGATGCATCTTCTGATCTTAAGTGTGGTTCTATGATGATTGGTGTAAGAGTTGATGGAAATACATCTGACTGGTTACTTAATCAAGATTATAGACAAATTGGTATTATTAGAGGAATTAAAGATTCTGCTCAAGGTACTCAGTGGACTAATCTTACTGGGGGTGCTTTACAATCTATGACTCTTGCGACACAAACAGTTGCATTTACAACAGATGAAGTTATTGTTGGTGCTACAAGTGGTGCAAAAGCATACGTTGATCAAACTAATGGTAATACAATTCTATTCCATCAAAATGATTCAACTGGTTATGTTGGATTTGTAGCAAGCGAAACTTTAACAGAAATGAGTGGACCAGGACAGGGTACTGTAGGCAATCCACTTATAGCATCAGAAGTTGATCCATTTACAGGCGAAATACTGTATATAGATAATAGGTCTGCAGTAACTAGAGTTGCTAATCAGACAGAAGATATTAAAATAGTTATTCAATTGGATGAGTGTTCATGACCGTAAACTATACTAAAAATTTAGAAACCCAAGTTTATAAAGACGACTTTGATCCCGATAAAGGGTTCCATAAAGTATTATTTAAAAGCGGTAAAGCACTTCAAAGTAGAGAATTGAATCAGCTTCAATCTATTATACAAGAAGAAATTAAAAGACTTGGCACTAATCTTTTTAAAGAGGGTGCTTCACTCGAGTCTGCTGCTCTTACTTTTAATAATCGTTACAGATATATTAAACTTAATACTGACCCAACTGATGCTACAACTCCTGGTGTTTCTTTACCTACAAATGTTTCTAATTTTAAAGATAAAGTTTTTATTGGACAACTTTCTGGAATTTCTGTAAAAGTTATTGAAATAGTAGAAGCTGAGGGATCTGATCCGGCAACAATTTATGTTCAGTACATTGATACTTTAAATGGAACATCTGGAACAGAACCTGCTTCTGTAACTCCAGGCGAAGAATTACTAGAAAAAGACGGTTCTGTGGTATTGGTTGTTCAAACAACTAACACTACTGCAGATCCAGCAACTGGTTATGGTTTTAGAATTTCTGCTGGACCAGCATCATTCTTTGCTGAAGGACACTTTGTTCATGCGCCAAAACAAAGTCTTATTGTTGCAAAGTATTTTTCAAATCCAACTGCTACTATCGGGTTTAAACTTACACAGGTAGTTACTACAGCAGATGATGATGATTCTCTATATGACAATCAAGGAGATTTACCAAATTATACGGCTCCTGGTGCAGATAGATATACAATTAATTTAGAACTTGTAAATAAGAATACTATTCAAGCTGATGAGACATTTATCTATTACGCTAAAATTGAACACGGGTTCCTTGTTGAAGCAGTTACTGGATACGAGCAATATAATAAAATTAATGATATTATGGCCGTACGAACGAAAGAAGAGTCTGGTAATTATACTGTAAAACCATTTAGACTTTCTTGGGATGAACATTCATCAGATAACACAAAACTATCTTTAGGCGTAAGTAGCGGTACAGCGTATGTAAATGGTTATAGAGTAAGTAAAGCATCTGCTAGTACTTTAGATATACCAAGATCAACTACTACTATAACACAAGAAAATAAAGGCATCTCTGGAACATATGGTAATTATATACTAGTTGAAGCTGGTTTCTTCGGCGTTCCTGATGTAAATATTTTTGAACGAGTAGATATCAGTGACGATACTACAGGAACTGCCCCTTTTGATGTTAACGATAAAATTGGTTCTTTAAGAATTAGAGGTGTAGATCCTGGAGAGCCAGGATCAAATACATTTAAGGTATATGTGTTTGATATTGAAATGAACGCCGGTAAAATATTTAATAGAGATGCTAGGGCAATCGGTTTAGATAGTGGAGCTTGTAGTTGTGAAAGACAAGAAATGAGACTTGTCAGATCAAATAATAAAGTTATAATATATGAAACTCAAGCAAATGAGCTGTTCTTTAAAATACCAGGCAATAGACCAAGCGCAGTTTCAGATGTTTCTATGACTCTTGCAAAAAGATATAGAGGTACTGCTGCATCAAATGGTTCGATGACAATAACTGCTTCAGCGGGAGAAGTATTTACAGATACTGCTAATTGGATTATTTCAGACCCAGGCGGAGCAACAGCAGGACAATCTCCTACATATGCTGGAGTTGGTACATCAAGTGTTACTATTACGGGTTTAGTTAGTTCTAAAAATAGTGGAGTTATTGCTACAGGTTTTGATCAATTTGAAGTATATGCTTATACATTTAAGGGTGCATGTAATGTAGCTTCTAAAACAAAAGTCACGACTACAGCACTTGTTACTTTTAATCCAAGTACAGGTGTCGCACAGCTACCCTACACTGATGTAATAGGCGTAGAAGAAATTAGAATATTGGCTTCTAACGGAAATCTTGTTACAGATAAGTTTGAAGTAGATGGTGGTCAAAGAGATAATTCATACCAGAAAGGTTCTATTACCATTAAACCTGGTAGAACAGTTACTGGTAATTTCCAGAATACAACTCTTCAGCTATTTGTTAAATTCTCTTATTTTGCTCATGGTTCTGGTGACTTTTTTGGACCTAGTTCTTACTCAACAATTGATTATCAAGATATTCCTAATTATCAATTAGCAAACGGCCGCTATGTGGATTTAAAAAATTATCTTGATTTTAGATCATCAAAAGGAAGTAGTGGTACATATTCAACCACTGATGCCGAAATATTTATTTTACCGAGACAAGGCTCAACTATTGTAGCTGACGTTTCATATTATCAACCAAGATATGATAAGTTAGTTTTAACACAACAGGGCGAATTTAAATATATTAAAGGAACACCATCTTTAAATCCTAAGTTTCCTTCAATTCCTGATGGTGCTATGGAACTTCATAGAATTAGATTAAATGCTGGAACATTTGGTCCTGATGATTTAACATTCTCAATGCTTGATAACAAACGCTATACAATGAGAGATATTGGAAAGCTAGAGAAAAAGATTGATGATCTTGCAGAAGTAACATCTCTTACACTATTAGAAATGGATACTGCAAATATTGATGTATTAGACGAAGATAATAGGAATAGAACAAAATCAGGATTTATGGCGGACAATTTTGAGAATCAATATTTCTCAGATATTACACATCCAGGGTATTCAGCAGCTATTGATCCAAGAAATAAACTTATAAGACCAAGAGCAATTACAAATAACATTGGTCTTTATTATGACTCAAATGCATCCACAAATACTATTATGAAAGGTGATAATGTATATACAACTTATAATACAACACCTTACATTGTTCAAGATATTGCATCATCGTCCATAAATGTCAATCCATATTTGAATTTATTTTACAATGGTGCTATGTCACTTTCCCCAGCATCTGATGACTGGTATGAAACTGATTATATCCCAGATAAAATTATTCCAGGTGGATCATTACTTAATACAGACTTGGCTCTTCAATGGGGTGATCATGAATGGAATTGGGGTGGCACTGATATTAATAATCTTAATGTTGGTGATGAACAATCTATTACTTCAGAGATTGCTAGAAATAATTGGAAAGAAAGAGTCGGATATCTTTGGAACAGAAAAACTACAACCGGAACAGATGTTACAAGTGAAACCGTTGTTAATAGAGTTGTTGCTTCAGAAACAGTCAGAGAAGTTATTGATGATAGAGTTGTAGATGTTGCATTTATTCCGTTTATGAGGTCAAAGTTAGTGACTTTCCAAGCTGAAGGTCTTGCTCCTAATACTCAAGTATTTGCTTATTTTGATGGTAGGTCAGTTGCTAAATGGGTCAGACAAGAAGTATTTAGTGGAGTTAATGTAACAAAGCAAACTGATGTAAGTAATCTTTATAAAGCTGCAACCGAATATCCTTTAACTGGCGGTAAGACAAAATTATATACTGATGGCCAAGGTAAGATTCAAGGTGCATTCTTTATACCATCTTCTAATACAAGAACAGCAGGAACAATAAACTTTAGAACAGGTGATATTGAATTTACTTTATTAGATATTACTGAGTTTAATAAAAAGAATGCAAGCTGTGCCGCTTCAGCAATCTTTAGTTCTACTGGTACTCTTACTACAAGACAAGAAGATGTTTTATCTACACGTCTTCTTCACATTGTTGGAACAAGTACAACAGCAACAGAAACAATTAATGTATCATCATCTGGTGGTGGCGGAATAGATATTCTTGGTGCAGTTAATACTGTGGCTGGAGGTATTGCAACAGGAATCGGAGAGGTTTTTCAAGGAGATTTAATTGGCGGAGTTTCATCAGCTGTAGGTGGAGTAGCAACTGCTGCTGGAGATTTAATTAGTGATACAGTAGGTGTTGTTGAAGATGTATTTAGCTTTGTAAAAGATATTTGTTTCTTTGATCCTATTGCACAGTCTTTCCTAGTCACAGAAGCAAATGGAGTATTCTTAACAGAAGTCGGTTTATTCTTTGCTAAGAAAGACACAAGCGAACAACCGTTTCCAGTAACTATACAAATCAGACCTACCGTAAACGGACATCCATCTTCTGATCTTTCGCTTCCCGGATCTATTGTTACTATTCCAGCAAGTGATGTTGTAGTTTCAACAGATGCTTCGGCAGAAACAAAAGCAGTATTTAAAGAGCCAGTATATTTAAAACCATTTACCGAATATGCAATTGTAGTGATTTCTAATAGTGATGCATATGAAGCATATATTTCAAAAATGGGTGAGTTTAAATTAGGTTCCACAACCGAAAAAATTAATACTCAGCCATATCTTGGTTCGTTCTTTAAATCTCAAAACAATAGAACATGGGAACCAGATCAAATGTCTGATCTTAAGTTCACATTATATAAAGCTGAGTTTAATGCAAATCTTACAACTAAGGCAATATTTAAAAATGTTGCAGTTCCAAGAAAGATTCTTCAGAGTGATCCAGTAGAATTATTCTTTAAAGATAGTTCAGATTTCTCTGATGTATATATTAGAAGCCCTCTTCATGGTTTATATGCTGGAGACACTGTTAATTTAAATGGTATTATTGGAACACCAGTAGATAGTGATTTAAATAATAATCCATATACTGTTACTGAAGTTGATCCTACAGGATTTGTAATTACAGTTCCAACTCTTACTTCGCCAGCTCCATATTATAATTCTGTAGCTGGTGGTAATGCCGTAACTGTCGAACAAGCTTATAATTATAGTACAATTTGGCCATCTGTGCAATCAATCGAGCCGCCATCAACTAGATTAGATTATAATATTAAAATGGCAGCAGGTAAATCATATGCCGATAATAGTTCTAATGCTATTAATAATGCAGATATTTTAGATACCGTAGCTACAGTAGTTGCACCTAATCAAGATAATGAGCTTGGTATTATGAAAAGAGTATCACCTCCATCCAAGCTTGCAACATCTATGGTACTAGAAGCGGAAATGAAATCAAGTAATGTTTATGTAACACCAGTTATTGATCTTCAAAGAACATCAGCAACTCTTATTACAAATCTTATTGATAATCCAAGTAATGTTCAGAGTACAACACAGAATAGACCCATTGAGTGGTCTCACGCTTTAGATAGTGATACCGTAAATGATATTATGGGCACGACTAATTATACAGCTTACTACGATCCTCTATTTGGTGAAACAAGAGAGAATGGTCCTGCTTCTGCAAAACATATTACTAAGCCTGTGCGTCTAGCAGCTTCTGCTGTAGGACTAAAAATTATTATGGGTGCTAATAGACCATCTGATACATTTATTGATATGTATTATAGAGCATCAAAAGCTGATACACTTGTTGGAACAACTTGGACAAGAATTGATTCAGAAAAACCAATTCAAACCGATGACGATACAAGTATCTTTAGAGAATATCGTTATTTAGTTGGTGCTGTTGATGGAACAAGTGATGAATTTACACAGTTTCAATTAAAAATTGTTCTAAGGTCTACTAACCAAACTAAAGTGCCTAAATTAAATGATTTAAGAGTGATTGCACTAGGAGACTAGATTGGAAGATTATAGATATGCTAAAGTGGAAAACTATCCCGGTTATAAAAGAGATTTAGAAACTGGAGCAATAGTAAATACAGATGAAGAAGCCTTAATTAGATCAAGGCAAATATTGAAAAAGAAAAGAAAAGAAAAACAGGAATTAGCAAAATTAAAAGATGATGTTGCAGAAATTAAAGAACTGCTTTCAACACTTTTAAATAAAATAGGTGATTAATGGCAAGGCAAATATATGTAGACCTAAGTAACTCCATTGAAGCATGGAGACAGAAGACCAACTTGATGGGAGACTACATCGGCGATTTAGATAATCTTGCCGCACCAGCTCCCTATGATTCAAGTATTGTTTCAGCATTTAATTATTTAGATGCTACTGTATTAGATTCATCTGAGACAAGAAATCTTATTTCACTTGTAACATCTGGACCTAATGCTCTTGCTTCTTTATCATATAATAATGCTAACGGAGAATTTACTTTTATTACAAACCCTCTTACACCTAGTTTAGTGCCAGCTCTTCCTGCGGGTAAAATAACATCAGGTTCTTTTGATCCAGCAAGAATTCCTAATTTATCTGCAACTAAAATTACTTCAGATAAATTGGGTCTGGCTCATGTTCCGGATTTACCTGCAAGTATTATCACATCAGGAATTTTAGATTCTAATAGAATACCTAACACTCGTGGCTCAAAGATTGTAAGCGAACTACCTTTAGAGCATATTCCACCATTACCTATTGATGTTATGCCTCTTGAACTTGATTCTTTAGGTTTTGGATTTCCAACTGATCTTTATGGTTCTAATCCAGATGGTCCAGTTCTTCTTACTAATTTACAAACAATAAGTGGCAATAAAACATTTACTGGTGGCATAACAATGTCATCTAATCTTACAATTAACGACCATGTTTTATCCGCAAGTAATAATAGTTTTAACATTGGCGAAAATACTAATAGATTTGCTACCATGTATGCTACAACCTTTAATGGTGTTGCAACTTCTTCACTATATGCTGACCTTGCGGAAAAATATACAACTCGTGAAGAATTAATTCCAGGTACCGCTGTTGCTGTTTCAAATAGCGAAGAATATGAAGTTAGAGAAGCAACTATGTCAGATTATTGTATTGGTGTAATCTCTACCGAGCCAGCACTTATGATGAATAGTGAAGCCGAAGGTCAATATGTTGGTCTAAAAGGTCGTGTTCCAGTAAGAGTAAAAGGTCCCGTTAATAAAGGTCAAGCCGTTCATGCACTAGAAGACGGTGTAAGTACAACTCTTAAAACGACTGCTTTGGTTGGTATTGCTCTTGAAACAAATTTAGCTCAAGAAGAAAAGCTAGTTGAATGTGTTCTTAAAGTGTAAGGATGTAATATGGTTGCTGGAAATGTAATAGGAGCTTCAGGAGATTTAGTAGATGAACTTCCTATAATTACAAAATTTAAAGAACTATTTCACGATAAAGTTGTTTCGGAAATAGTTTGGTCTGGAGAAAATGGACCTGATGTTCAGAGTGATCCTAATGTTGCAGCCGCTTTTGGTGCACCTCTTGAACTTACAGGACCAAAAGTTCTTAATTTAGGTACTAGAAGTAATGTAGAATTTATAGCTGTGGCAGGCGGTGGTGGCGGCGGTGCAGGTAGAGATGGTGGCGGCCCGCATGCCGGGCCCAATGGTGAAGTGTCTGGAAAAAATGGAACCAATACTAAATTTGAATTTAGGGCTGGATCAGCTGATGGAACTCTTATATCATCATATAACTTAGCTGGTGGTGAAGGCGGCACAAGTTGTAATATTAGTTGGAGTCGAAAACCAAGACGAATAGATTTACAAAATGCTTTAGATATTGTATCTTCAGATACAAATTATAATATTATAGGTGAAGGTGGTTTTACTGCTGAAAGAAGACGTGGAACTGATGCTACTGGCTTTGGTGCTGGTGGCGGAGGTGGAGGCGGCGATCAGCCATCACCTTTGATCAAAACTCCATTTGGCGATATAGGTTTTGATGCGTCTGGTAATGGCGGTAGCCGCGGTGTGGGTGGTGAATTTAAAGAAAAAAAAGAAGACTTTTCTGCATATGCAGGACAAAATATATATTTGGTGATTACTCAAGTGGGCGCGGCTGGTGTAGGAGCTGATGGAGAAAATGATGGGGGTAATGGTGCCCCAGGTGTTGTAATAATAAAAGAAGCAAAACCTACTTTAATACCCGAAAGCGGGCCTGTGTTTGACGAACAAGGATTAATCCAATCTTTACGGGGCGATGATCATCTCGGTTTAGGTTATAAAATTGACGGAAATAAAATATTTGATGTATTTTTAAATGAAGCAAATAAATATACTGCTATTAGAAAATTAAAAGTTGTAACTGCACGTGATGATGGTTCTGTATACAATGAAACACAGGTGGCTTATTTAGGTTCACAATTTATAACTAATATAGATATTACAACTTCAGCTTTAGTTGCAGATGAGAATAATTTAGATCCTTCTGAACTAAACGAAGACGAAAATATTATACAATATTTTAATAATTTATATTATGGTTGGACTCTTATAAGAGATGATCCTATTATAAATGGCATATTAGGGTTAGGATCGAACCCTCTACCAACATTTGATTCCAATACTGGATTATTTTCAACATCACCTACATCAGTAAAATTATATACAACAAGCCAATCTTGGAGCCCAACAACTTTACAGAATATTGCTCTTGTTGCCGTAGGCGCAGGAGGTTCAGGCGGGCTCGGATCCCAAAGCTATGGCGGCGGCGGCGGCGGTGTTGCTATAAGAATACTTCAAGTTACACCTGGAGAAATCTATAATTTTAACATAGGTTCTGGCGGTTACGCAGTAAATGGTGGAAGTAATGGTGTAAATGGTGGTAATACATCCATATCTGGAGGAAGTTTAAGTTCTTCAGTATTTGGTGGTGGAGGACAAAGAGGTGAAGCAACAGGTGACTCCCCTACTAATGGTGGAACATCTTCAGGCGGAGATTATAATATAGATGGTGGTAATGCCGCAGGAGCAGCGGCTGGAGAACAAACATCCGGCGGACCGGCTGGCGGTCCAGACGCTTCGTTATCAGAAGTGAATGTTGTTCCTTCAATATTCACATCATCTTCAGATTTAACAAAACCTAATGGTGTTGCAATATGCGGAAGCGGTAAAGGCACATCCTCTTCCGGTGGTAACTTTGGTGGTGGCGGTGGAGCTGCTGCTAGTGGCTATACTGGTGCCGGATCTCAAGGTGTTATTGCAGTATTCTTTTTCTAGTGTCTGATAATTTGTATAAATAGTATTAATTAAAAATTTAGAGATGGTATAAAAATGGCCAGAAAACCTACAGTTAATTTAACAGATACATTTGAGACTTGGAGACAAAAAACAAATCTCGTCTCAAGTAATGTTGGAGATCCGGATAACTTGACAACTCCGGTGACTACTGATCTTGTTCAGGCTTTAAATGAAATTAATGGTAGAACAACTCAAGCATATATTCGTAATAGTGTATCACTAAATGCGAGTAATAATGCACTACACGCATCTATGTCATATAATGCAGCAACTGGAGTGTTTTCTTTCCAATCTAATACAATTACAGATTCCGATATTCCTACATTAGATGCAAGTAAAACTGGTACTGGAATATTTAATGCTCAGCGTATTCCTGGATTAGATGCCTGTAAGATTATTACGGGTGTTCTTGATTCTGCTAGAATGCCAGTTGGCTATTTTGATAAAGAATTTCTAAACAATACAACAGATGATCTTCAAGAAGGTGCAACAAATCTTTATTATACAGATCAAAGAGTGCACGCTGCTGTAGGAATATATCCTGGTGATTCGACACTTGATTATAATACAGCTACAGGACAATTTAGAGTTAATGTTTCAGGATTACTTAGCCAGCTTCCCAATATACTTGATTCCGCACAAAGTGGCACTGTTGCACAAGATGCAATTGATTCTGCATATATTAATGCAAGGGTAGATGCTGATTCTGGTATAGCCTTAACTGATTTATCTGTAACAACTGGATCTGCTTCAGGCGGCGGCTCTTTAGCATATAATAATGGAAGTGGGGCATTTACATTTAGTCCAGCAGATATGAGTAATGCAGGTACTAGAGTTTATAGACAGACTGTTACTATAGCTGGAGGTGTTAATGGTGCATCATATCAGTGGCCAGCCAGTAGTTTTCCTAGTGGAATATCTCGTAAACCAGATGTTATTAGTACAAAATTTATTTGTGTTCAACCCGCTGGAGGGTTTTCTGTTGGAGATGAAATATATTTACCTCCACATTTTAATGAACCTGCTGGAGATCAGCAAGGTTATAATATATCATGGGATAATAGCGCGTCTAAACTTATATCAACTTTAGGTGATGATGGATTATCTCTTATTCAAAACAGAACGGGTGGAAAATGGTTTTATGCTTATGTAACACATTGGAATGTTGTTCATAATTTAGTTTGGTATGGCACTGATGCGGATGAAGATATAGATACAATTAGTAGCATGAGCGCTCTTTAAGGAAGAAAAGCAATGGTAAGAATATTAGATTTAACCCCAATACAACAAGCTGATATAGATTCAAATGACCATCTTGTTATTTCTAATGTCGGTGGGTCACCGATGGCTTCTTCAAGAGTTAGTATTACTGATTTAATTGGATATATTAATTCTGGTGGAAATTTGTATGCAACGACTCTTCAAATTGATAGTTCAATTCAAGCTAATAATACATTATATTTTCCTTTTACTATAAATGCTGGATTGGGTCTTGATAGTTTATCAAACGGTATTTTAGACAGTGCTAATGACACAATTACAATTAATCATACGGCCACTTCTGCTACGTCAATTACTAGTGCTGGTACAACAAATATTATTCGTAATATTACCTTAGATGGTTCTGGACATATTTTATCCATAGATGAATCAAATGGCGGTACTATATTCTTAGAGTCTGCTGGTGTATTTGCGGGTACAGGTTTATCTGGTGGTGGTCAAATTACTCCAGGTAGCGGACCCGTTTATATTTCTCATCCAACTGCTGGTAGCTTATCTAATTCTACAAATACAGGCACTAATGTTCTACAGAGTATTACATTTGATACATATGGCCACGGTGCATCAGTAACACCAGTTGATTTAACTACCGTTATTGATTCATCTTATGTCTCAGCAAGAACTCCTGATTTTGTAAGTGCAACTTCGGGTGATTCGATGGTTGGGGACTATTATATTACTGGTGAATTATTTGTATCTGGTAATATTACAGGTTTTGCAAACTTCTCGGATATAACATTAAAAGAAAATCTTGAAATTATTAATAATCCAGTAGATAAAGTAATGAATCTTAATGGCTATACTTTTAACTATATTGGTAGTGATATTCGTATGCCAGGTTTAGTTGCTCAAGAAGTTGAAGAAGTTTTACCAGAAGCGGTATATGAAACACCTCAAGGTAAAAAAGCACTACACTATGCGAACATGGTAGGACTACTCGTAGAAGCTGTAAAAGAGCTGAAAGCTGAGGTAGAAGAACTGAAAACAAAGATAGGGTAACATGCCAGATTACAGTCTCTTCCCAACAACAAAAGGAAATCAGTTTTCATTCGATGATTTTAGAACTGCATTAGATGTGGGTAATAATCAGCCTATTTCTTTTGCTGATTTATATCCTGGTGGAGTGTATATACCAGATAATAATAATTTCTTTACTTGTGTTTTATCGGTACCAGATAGTGGAGATGTTTCTATAAATGATTTTCAAAGTAATGACATTATATTAGCAAATTTGACTATTGGCACGCCTGATGCTAATAATCATATTGAAGATCAAACAACTAGAAATCTTGCAACCATAAGTTTAACTGGAACTACTGGCATATTTAACTCGAGTCAAAGAATATATTATGAATTAGAACCATCTACCGGTGTTACTGATCCAGATTTTACTGCCGATGATGTAACATTCATGACTGGAAGAATAGGTAATACTTTAACCGGGGTTGCAACAGTTGATCTTACCAATCCCTTTTGGCGGACCCAAATAATAATTGAAGTTGCATTTAAAACAGATATGACAACGGAAGGTGATATTGTATTAAGATTAAAAATACCTGGTTTAGATAATAGCACACCCGTAGGAACTAATGACTGGACACCTACAGTTGTTTCTCCTCTAACTGATACCAGTATAAATTTTGTTAATCTTGATTTTGCAGACACAACAGTTCTATCTACTAGTTCTCTTATCACAGAAATAAACGGATGGACAATTCAAAAACAACATTTAAGATTGGGTAAAACAACAGGAAACAATCATAACGGTAGTGGTATTACTTGGAATAATAGCGGAACAAATAGAACATTTACTGCTCCAACTGATCCAACGCCAACTCCATCGGGTAATGGAGGAACAAGTGGCGGAGACTTTTATAATTTTGCGTCTGGTGCAAACTTTGCTTATGAATTTAAAGATCCCACTGATACTGTTCAAGGAGGGAGTGCACAATTAGGATATTCATGTATTAGATTATATAATTCTGGAACAACCACAAATGGTTTTGATGTTGTACACGGACCACTATTAAAAGGAAAGGTATGGCTTCCTCTTACAACAAGCGATTCAGTAAGATTTAAATGGAGAGCAGTTGGTGGTAGTGATGCATATGATGTATTTGCGTGGTTGCAAGAATGGGGTACCAATGATAGTACAGATATTCAGCAAGTATTATTAAATCAAACTCAAAGTTCAACAGGCGGTGATAGTGGATGGCAAACAGTTACTGCAAGTGTTAGTGTAAATGGCACATACTCATTTGGGTTTATGTGTGGCACGTTTGATTTTTCTGGTGGTAGAGCAGCCGGAGCAAATTTATATGTTACAGATATTGAAGTTATTTAATAGGAAAAGAAAATGGCACAGTACGAAGATATAACAATTGATAAAGGATCCGATGTAACTATTCGTTTGGATTTATATAATATTGATGGTTCTCCTAAACAAATGAATATTCAAGATTCAGACCTTAACTTTGTACCTATTTACAATGTTAATGCAAAAATGAAAAAGACATATAATACTAAAGATTCTGATGCTACAACATTCTTTGCGACAACTGTTGATCCAGATAATTTAGATTATGTAATTCACCTATCTTTGACAAATACTCAAACCGATTTGCTAAAGCCTGGACGATATGTATATGATGTTGAAATCTCAAGATACGATTCAAATGAATCTTCTACTATAGTAGAAAGAATATTAGAAGGTAATATTCAAGTAACACCATCTGTAAGTTAGAGGTATAAAATGTCCGGTATAAAACTAGTATCAAATAGAACACTTATAAAAAAGATTACAGTAGGAACTCCGATTTTTACAACCAAACGTGTTCAAATTAGAGCAAGTTTAAGTGATATTGTTGATGTTAATGTTGATGAAACAGAATCTACAGACCCTGCGGTTTTAGCTGGAGCTAATGGTCACGTATTAGTTTATGATGCAACAGAGCAAAAATATGTAAGTCAAGAACTGGATGGTGGTAATACTTTTTAAAAACCTTATAAATACTAATAATTCAGAATTTATCAAGGTTTGATCTAGTATGGCTTTCAGCATAATTAGAATAAAAAGATCCTCGACACAAAGTGTGCCGACTAATCTTAAAACTGGTGAGTTAGCCTATTCATCAGTTGATTCTTCAAGAGCGTTATTTATTGGTGTTGGAGAACCTGTTGATTCTTCGGGTACAGCTCCACGTATTGCAAAAATTGGTGGAGAATATTTAACTTCACTTAATCCTGATTCTGCTGGTGTTACACAATCCTTAAGATTTTTATTAGCGGGCGATAGTCGTGATTTAGATTATCTTAAAATTAATAACGAATTTATTGTTCCTATCGGATCTACTGGCGAAAGACCAGATAATGTAGTTGGCTCCATAAGATTTAATACTGAGGATACATCATTTGAAGGATATGATGGTAACGTATGGAGCGGCCTTGGTGGTGTAAAAGACGTAGATCAAGATACATATATTATTGCTGAGTTAGCACCTGGTACCGATGATGATACTCTAAACTTTTATACTGCAGGATCAAAAAGATTTTCAATAACAGATTCAGGGCAATTAGTTGCTGCTGCCGAATATGCTCCAGATAGTTCTCAATCTCTTGTTACAAAAATATACACAGATAATGTAAAAGCTGGCACACCATTGGATGGTGCTTGGGAAGATGGTGCCTATAGATTTTTCAATGATGATGATAGAGTAACAGATGTTCTTGATGGCCTAAATGAAGCAATTAATAATGTAAGAAATAATGCTTTCTGTAGAGACCTAACCTTTATTACAAATCCAACTGCTGCTGGTGCTGGATTTACTGCAACAATGACAGTAACAAATGATGGAACTCCAAATAGATATGATATTAATTGGGGCGACGGAACTATTGATTCAGCCGTAACAGCAACTAATCCTACACACGTTTATAGTGACCCTTTATCAAGTCCAGCTACTGTCACTGTGAGAGCATGGCACACTAATGGGATCGGAACAGGTAGTGAAGCAATAAGAACAAACACGGACTATATTACAATTTACACTCCAGATCCTACGGCAGTATTTTCTTTACATAGAGCAGCTTCTGCGGTCAGCCCAGCTTTAACTGGAAATGATGTATATGTTATTGAAGGGCAGGATCTATTTTTAAACAATAATAGTACTAATACAAATGTTGCGGATAAAAACGGGCAAGCAGACGTTACATATAGTATAAATTGGGGGGATGCCGGACCTGGATCAAATATTGCTTCAGATACAGATACCGGTGGTGTTCAAGGTCCCAGAATAGGTCATACTTGGGCGGCAGGGACCTCAAGCGGTACGGGAAGAGATACCGTTACACTTTCTATGGATACTCATAGTACGGCAGATCCAAATGTTATACCACAAACTGCTTCAGCACTATTAAAAGTTTATAATCCAAATATTGCACCTCCAAATGGTTTAAGTACTAAATCAATTGGTAATGTATCTTCAACTGGACAATCTCCTAGATTAGCTGCAAGTTTTACAGATAATACTACAGGTGCAGTATTATCAGCGGGACAAGATGTTAATAGAGTTACTCCTTTATCTGGTAATGTTGAAACATCTCTTTCATCTCCTGGTATTGCATATAGTGGAGCAACAGGGAGTCTCACTGCAGAAATAAATGGATCAGCAGACGGAATTGTTAACTTTAGTACATCAAATAATAATGGTACATATACAAGTTTAGTTGTATCAGATAATGTTGATTATAATTTATTTGATGCTTCTGGAGCAACTACTAGTTTTGCTACTAGCATTTATCACCCCGAGTTATATCAAGGATTTAAAGCCAAGGTGAGAAAGAATGCAGGTAGTTTGCCTATAGGTCTTAATAGTTATAAATTAAGTCATTCTATTAGCGGTGATACTAATTTAATTGAATTTGTTAAAGATGATTTGGTTAATTCTCCTACAATGGGTGGCGGTACTGTTTCTCAGAATGTTGGTGGCACATTTAGATATATTAGCGGTATTCCTCATTATACATCAGGTTCATCTTTAACCGTTAGCGGTTTAACAATTACTGATTTTATTGGTCAGACTTATAAAAATACAAGTGATGTAGTTGAAGCTTCAAGTGGAACAAACTTGGAAGGAACATCAGGTAGTGCTATAGGTAATCCTCAAGATTATAATTATTCACAAATAGATGGTGCTGTTACTTTTCTATCGGGTGGGATTCCTCAAGCAGATACAGGTAATGGTTCTGCTTATGGTATAGGAGATATTTCTGTTAATATTAATAACGGAAATGTAAGAGCAATAGAAACTATAAGATTTAGAGCACAGAATGTAAATGGATATGGCGGATATAATCAATTAAGTGAAAAAATACAAGTTCATTCGGCAGCTCAATCTAATATAAGTGAAATAGCAATTAGTGTAGATGATAATTTAGGATTTGGATTTAATGACGATGGTATTCGTATTTTTGACTT